CTGCATCTTCCTGTGGTGGCTGTTGCAGCAAGTCGCCTTGCCGGAGCCGTTGCGGAAAATTGCGATGATCGTGATGGTGGCGATCGGTGTGATCGTGTTGATCGGTTTGTTGTTGCAGTTTACTGGTGGTGGTGCTTTGCACATACCTAGGCTGCAATAGGAGGGGATAATGTCGCTAAAGACCCTGCCGCTGACGATCCCCGCCGGACACACGATGTCGAGCGGGGTCGATTGCTCGGGCAGCACCAGGATCCTGCGCATCGTCATGCCGCCGGATTGGAACGCAGCGCCGCTGACGTTTCAAGTTTCTGCAGATGGCGGTGTGACCTACAATAATCTGCATCTTACGACCGATATCGGGGATTTCTCGACCTATCCGGCGACCATACCGGTCGTGGTGGCGGGGTCCGTCATCACCATGCCGCCCAATACCGGCTATGGCATTTCCTGGCTGCGGTTCCGCTCGGGCACGTTCACGACCCAGATCAAGCAGGACGCCGACAGGACCTTCCAGGTCGTGTTGGACATGCCGGATGCCGGCACCGGGGGAGCAGGCTCGGCGGGCCCGACCGGCCCAACCGGCCCAACCGGAACCGGAACCGGAGCAGGGGGAACGGGGCCGCAGGGAGATGCCGGACCAACAGGGCCGACCGGCTTGCAGGGCGTACCCGGTCCCGTGGGCGCGGCCGGGCCGTCGGGCGCAGTTGGGATCGTCGGGCCGCAAGGACCGACCGGCGCGGCTGGAATTGCGGGCGCCACCGGGCCGACCGGCACGTTCAATTTGAAAGGCACCATTGCGGCCGACAATGCGGCGGCGGGCAACATCGGAGAAGTCATTGCGACGAGCACCACCGTCGAGGTCGCCCTGACGACGGGGGTGACGGCGAACATCGCTACCTTGGCCCTGACACCGGGCGATTGGGCGGTGTCCGGAGCGATCGTGTTCGATCCGGTGACGGCGACGACCGTCACGGCGTTGGCGGCATCGGTTTCTACTGTCTCGGCGACATTGCCGACGCTGGCGCAGGTCGCATCCGGCATCGGCAACATGACGCAGTATGCCTTGCCGTTCACTAAGGGCGTGGATCAGTACATGCAGACCGGGATCTGCCGCGTTAACGTTAACGCGCCGACCAATGTCTATTTGGTGGGTCAGGGGATTTTCTCTGGCGGAACCATGGGAGCGGCTGGATACATTTCAGCCAGGAGAATCCGCTGATGGCGATTCAAAAAGTTGTCCGGGTCATGGTGTGGGCCATAGCTGATGGGGTGTCGACGTCGTTTACTTTCGATTTGAACATCAGCCCGTACTGGGTCGGGACCAACAGTCCTGCGGGTCAGGGAGGCGCTATCGTCAATTGGTTCGGCGGGGCGTCTCCTGGCAGCAAGATTCCGCCTCCGACAGGTGTCGTGGCGATCGCTGGAGCCGATTCGGCGTCCCTCGTCAGTCCGGTTGTCACGATCAACGTGCCGGTACAGCCGGCCGGATCGAGACACGAGGTCATTCTCGATCTGTTGTTCGATTGATGGGGTTACGGTAGAATGCGTGGAAACCAGCAGGAGGCAGATCATGGCCGAGAAGTCGAAAGTGGAATCCGAAAAGAATGTCGAATTCGCCAAAGGTGGAGATACGCACATGTTCGGTGAGCAGGCCGCCACTCCGGACAAGCCCGGCAACACCGGCAAGGATCAGAGCAGCGCTCCAGGCGCGAAATTCGCCTCCGGCGGATCAGGCAAGATGTTCGGATTTAATCCGAGCGTGCCGGCGACAGCTGGGCAAACAGGTGCCCGCTGATGGCACGAGGAATTGGACCGCGGATGCCCAAGGTGCCGATGCCGAAGGCGCCCAAGCCGGTCGACCCTGCCAAAGCCGTGACGGCACCGCCGCGGCTCAAGCCCATCTCCACCCGTGATTACGGCAAGGGCTCAACGCCGCTGTCGGGAGCGCCTAACTTCGGCGTCCAGGGCGCCGGCATCGGCTACGGAGGCCCGAAATATGGTCTTTAAAAAGCATTTGACTCCCCTTTCGAAGCACGGCCGCGTGGTCAAGCACGTCGGCAAAGGCTCGGTCCAGCAACGCATTCCTTCCGGTGGCCGCAGCTCGCTGACGGGCGGCGACCCGCTGGCGCAGATGCAAAACCAGTATCCAGCCCAGCCGCAGCCGACCGCCGATCAGTCGCAGATGCCGGCCCCGCCGATGGGCGGGCCGCCGCTGGGCTCGAGCCCGCCCGCCGCCATGGGGCCAGGAGCCGGGCCACCGCTTCCGGACGACACTAGTGGGCAATGAGCGCATCGACCAAGGAAATTACTGAAGCGACCCGGTTCCTGCGGAACGCGGCGCCGCAGCAGTACGAGAAATTTGTCGCTGCTTTTGCCAATTATTCGGCCCAAACCACCGACCTGATGGTGCAAGCAACTGGCGATCTGCCGGTCATGCAGGGCCACGCCCAGCAATGCAAGAAGTTGCTGCGCATTCTAGAGGAGATAAAACATGGCTGACGTGACCGTCGACGAAAAGCCGATGGCAAAGCTGCCGATCGACCCGAACTCGATCCCCGACGCCGTGAAAAAGCGTGCCGCGGCGGTCGATGCGCTTTACAATAAGAAAGGCCAGCTTGCTTCGGCTCAACAGGAGAGCGGGGACGTAGTCCCGAAGCCGCCCGCAAGCGGGCCTAAGCCAGAGCAACCCTCGGCCCCCCCGGAAGCTCCGGCTTCGCAGGCGTCGGCTCCCCCCGACCACGCCACCCCACCGGCCGAGCCGGCGCCCGCGGAATCCGCTCCTACCTCCGAGCCCAAGCCGGACAATTGGGAGCATCGCTATCTGGCGATGAAGGGGCGCTATGACGCGTCGCAGAAGACGCTCGCCGAGATGCAGGAGCAGATGACCCAGCTCGGTAACGAACTGTTACAGACCCAGCAGGCGGTTTACCACAATGGGCGCACCGCACCGTCCCCTCCGCCGCCACCGGCTTATGTGACGGAGCAGGACGTTCAGAACTACGGCAGCGACCTGATCAACTTCACCCAACGCGCCGCCGCGCAGGCGCTAAGCCCCGAGCTGCAGGAGATCAAGCAGCAGAACGCCGAGATGCAGCGGCGCCTCGCGATCGAGGCGCGGCGGAACCTGGACCAGCGCCTCGAGCTCGCGGTGCCGAACTTCCGCGACGTCGACCGCGATCCCCGCTGGCACAGGTGGCTGCTCTCGCTTGACATGCTTTCGGGCCGTGTTAGACAGCAATTGTTGAACGAAGCGATTTCAGCGGCCGACGCCCCTAGAGTCATCTCGTTCTTCAGAGGATTTCTACAGGAAGAGCAAGCCACGGGTCACATCGAGCCTTCGCCCGCCGTTCAGCAGGCCCCGCCTCCTCGAACCCCGGCCGTCGATCTAGGCTCCTTGGCAGCCCCTGGCAGGGCCAGGCCGGCAACCGGAGGCGATGCCTCGGTGCCGCCCGACAAACCCATCTACACACGCGCCCAAGTCAAGCAGCTGTACGAACAGCACCGTAAAGGTGCGTATGTCGGTCGCGAAGCCGAGTGGGCTCGGCTGGAGGCCGATATGTTCGCAGCCCAGCGCGAGGGGCGCTACCGATAAACCGGGGGCCGCCCGTATCCTATAAGGACCGGTAGCTCCCAAGCGATGGAGCTACCCTCATGCCTATCCCGAGTGCGGGTTTTCCTGGCGCAACGTCAGGCTCAGTCCCGCCCCTGACCCCCGTAGGGTCTACCGGAAACCTACTCCAATCGACCGGATTTATTCCCGAGATCTGGAGTGCTAAACTCGTTGAGAAATTTTATGCGTCGACCGTTTTGTCGGCCATATCAAACACAGACTACGAAGGCGAAATCGCCAACCAAGGCGACAGGGTCAAGATTCGCACAAAGCCTACGATCACGATCCGCAAGTATCAGGCCGACGGTTTGCTCGGTCTTGATCGACCAACTGGAGGCTCAGTCGAACTCTACATCGGCAACGGCTTTTACTTCTCTCTGATCCTCGACGACGTGATGGAGGTGCAGAGCGATCTGAATGTCCTGTCTATATGGAGCGACGATAAAGACGTTGTGTCGTCGGTAAACTAGGTCTAAAAAACTGGGAACCTTGTAAAAGGCAACCAGAGGGAAGGGATAGTAAGTTGATCCTGAGTGACAAATACGCTGCTGGTTTTCTTGATGGAGATGGTTCGCTCTTCGTTGGGCTGACCACTAACCCAGTTCCTGTAAAACGGCTTGAACTCGGTTTCCATCAGAAGGAATCCAATAGCGGAGTCATCGATCTCCTTACTCAGCGGTTTTCAGGTGGAACACGGGACAACCGTTCCGGGCGCCGTCGCGGGACCATTACGCATGGTTCTCGCTTGCGGTTTACCGGACAGAAAGCGGTTGATCTGCTGTGCCGGCTGAAGCCGTATCTTGTGGCCAAGCGTGTTCGTGCCAATCGTATCCTGCGTGAACTTGGGTTCACCGAACGGGTTGGAACGGACAGCATTCCTGTTTATCCGTCTCGCAACTGGCTGGCGGGATATTTCGATGCTGATGGTTGTGTTTATGCTCATGCAAATCGGCATGGTGGGACAGCAACCGTCAAGTTATCGATTGATTCCGATGGTTTAGAAAAGGATGGGCTCGTCCTGGTGCAAAAGGCATTTGGCGGAGCCATTCGACAGCGAGGTGCGACAGGTAATTGCTGGCGATGGGAACTTCGAGCGGACGCAGCAATGGTTCGCAAGTTCTTTGATCCGATCGCGAAGCATCTGACTGTTAAACGGGAACAAGCGTACTTCATTCTTGGCTGTGCGAAGATGGGACATTTTCGCGATGGCGAGGTGATCGAGGATACGCTCAAGGCCATGAAGACCCACCCGCACAGACTAAATGACCTAGCGGCTACTGTGGATGTGTCTGCTGAACTTGTGTTGGTGCGCGACGTGCCTGATCCGCAATCTCGCTATAGGCACGCGGAAGGCGTTCTCTGTCAGTGCGGCGGTAAGCCTTACGCTAAAGGCTTATGCAAGAATTGCTGGCAGCTTGAGCGCTATCATAGGCTCAAGCGGCCTACGCGCGGATACAGGCGTAAGCAGATAATAGCTCCAGTGGTTGAAGCGATAGTCGGAACGAACGCGTAAACGTTCGTTGGGCAGCTCAGCAGCTCAAAATCGCGGTCGACACGGAAGTGCTCGACGGCATCGTCGGGCAATGCGCGGCGACCAACCGCGGCGCGACGGCCGGGAAGTACGCCAATCTCAACCTCGGGATCAAGGGCACGCCGATCACGGTGGTTGGGCAGGGTGCGACGGCCGGTCAATCCAATCTGATCGATCTGCTTCTGCGCATGGGGGAGTGCCTCGACGAGCAGAACATCCCGGAGATTGGCCGCTGGGTGGTGATGCCGGCGTGGGCCGGGCGGCAGATCAAGCAGTCGGAACTGCGCCAGGCCTATCTGTCGGGCGATCCGGTCTCCATGCTGCGCAATGGCCGGCTCGGAATGATTGATCGATTCACGTTGTATATCTCGAACCTGCTGCCGACCAACACGAGCGATTCAACCAACTTCGCAGCGGGCGAGTTTCCGATCTTCGCTGGGCATGCGCACGGGATTACGTTCGCAAGCCAGATTTCAAAATTGGAAACGTTGAGGAGTGAGCTGACCTTCGGCCAGATCCTCAGAGGGTTAAAATTAGCTCTCGTTAAACTCCGTGAATTTGTCTGGGAACCCCTGAGAGCCGAAGTGACCACAGCATAACTGGTAACGGTAGATGCGACGGTTTGAAAACACTTCGGATTGGGCAATCAGCAGCCAAGCTCCCTGGGAACAGGGAGAAGGTCCAACGACTAGGTCGAGTAATCCAGACCGGATGAAAGGCCCACGAGCGCGGAGCCTGTGCAAGCAGGAAGATATAGTCTGGTCTGCAGCGAAAGTTGCAGGTGGTCGGATAAAGAGCCGACCGATCAATCAGGGTGTACTGGTTGTGAAACACAACGTGCAGGTGTACGGCTATCAAGTGATCGACGGCACGGCCTTGTGCCAAGCTCAGGTCATCTCTGGCGGATAGTCTGGTATAATCAAGCTGTTAGCGAAGCAATCTTGACAGCTTGAACATTAGGTAACATCTTCTGGCCTTCCAGTGCTGTTGCACACAAACGGGAGGCCAGAATATGACGTGTGGAATTTACTTCCTCAAAAGCCAGAGCGGCAAAATGTATGTTGGTTCCTCGATACGAGCCGAGAAGCGCTGTATCCAGCATTTGAGTGATTTGCGTAGCAATCGGCACCCTTCGCGTCGGCTGTCAAAGGCATTTGTGAAATATCGTGGTGAAGGCTTTGAATTCGGCCTCCTTGAAGAATGTCTTCCAGAGCAGCTTGAGGAACGGGAGCAGTTTTGGATCGACAAGTTGAAGCCACGGTATAATTCGCGCTTGCGGGCGGATTCCAATAGGGGCTTGAGGATGACGGAGGCAGAGCGTGCGGCCCATTCCGGTCATTTAAAACGTATGATTGCGAACAACCCGGATTTTCGCGAGCATCTTATCGAGCAAAATGAGTTGAACTGGGCGAACCCTGAGAAGAAGGCTGCTCGTGTTGCTGCCATGATAGCTGCTTGGACGCCCGAGAAGCGAGCTGGAGTTTCGCTAAAACAGAAAGGTATCGATAACGGCGAAGCTGCTCGCATTGCTCGCTGGAGCAGACCGGGTGCTGGTGAGCGACAAAGTGAACTTACGAATCAAATATGGGATCGCCGCGGTCGTAAGAACACACCGGAAGCGATTAAAGCTAAGACAACTGAATTAGGCTGGGAGTGCAGGGAGATCGGACCACCAAGTAAGCCTGGTGCCGTTGATGGTCGGGTTACCATCTATTGTTCTAAGCATGATTATATTGGGAAACCTACTGTTCAGAGGCTTATGTACCGGGGGCAAGGGTGCCGGTATTGTGGGTTCGAACGATCTTCTGTGAAGCAGGCTGGGCGCCCTAAAGGGAGCTACTCCCGATGACCACGTCTCCGTCCTATTTCGGCAATTTCAGCGACCGCGATCAGCCGACGCTTGCCACTGTCGCTGATTACGTTGCCGACGCGCGCACGCTGTTGCAGGATGTCGTTCCGCCTTATCGGTATGACGACGCTTCCTTGCTGACGTCTCTAAATGTCACTCTGCTGGAAGCGCGGCGGCTGCGCACTGATCTGTTCATCTTTAACATGCGGACGCGCGGGCAGACGCAGGCGTTCACTGAGGTGGATGACACCTATGTCGAGATGGAGCCGCAGTTCCGGTTGGCGATCCTGCACGGGCTGTGCGCGCACGCGCTGGAACGCGATCAAGAGGACGTCCAGGACAGCCGGGCGACTTCGTATTTCGCGCTGTTCAGCGCCGGACTGGTCGGCCGTGCGCTGCCTGGCGTGGCCGGTGGTTCAGGGCCAGGCAGAGGACAACAAGGACAATGAGCAAATCCAACCTTGCGGGCTACTGGGTTAAAATTCTCGGACAGGCGGACACTGCGTTGATGGGGGCTTCGCAGGCTGCCATGCAGGCGCAGCTGTTCGATGTGCTGGATGAATTTTTCAATGACTCGAATTGCTGGCAGGAGAACATCGGCATAACGGTGATACCGGAGTTGCTGGACTATCCGCTGCATCCGTCGACTGGCCGGATATTGCGGCTGTACGGTGTACTGGATCAGAACAACGTGCCGCAGTCGGCGGTCATGCCGGTGATTGGGACGGTGCATTTTCTTTATCCCTATACGAACACGCAGCCGATGACGGCCATCGTCGTCAAGAACGTGACCGATCCGCTGGAATGCGTGCCGCCGCATATTCCGGATTGGGTGCTGCCGGCGCACGGTCAGGCGATCCTCAGCGGCATTCTCGGCAACATGATGCTGCAGCCGGGGCAGAGCTATTCCAATCCTACGCTGGCGCAATTCCATCTGACCAGGTTCCGCGATAAGATCGCGCGTGCTCGGGTGGCGATGATGCGGGCGAATACCGTCGGCTCGCAGGCGTGGGCTTATCCGCAGCAGTTCCGGGTGACGGGTCAGAAGCGCGGCATGAGCACGTACAACGTCAATCCCACGCCGACGCCGTTGAGATAGCGCCATGAACAAGCATAGCGTTACTTCGGCGTATGAGCCCATGGTCGTGGACAACAACGGCAGTTGGAGCGACGCCTATCAGTTCGACGATCCGGATGATCTGACGTGGACGTTGAACGGCTGCAGTTTTGAGATGGACGTTCAACTGAACGCTTACGACAAGACGCCGTTGCTGTCGCTCACGACCGCCAACGGGCGCATAATCACCGACGACGTCGTGCAGCGGGTCATTCACTTCAACGTAACCGCTGCCGACATCCAGGCTAGTCTCGATCCTGGAAATTACGTCTACGATCTCGTGATGATTGATTCTTATGGGGTCCGTTGGCCGTTCATGCACGGAACCGTAAAAATCGTACAAGGAATTACGTACCCCTGACGAGGTGACACGGTGGCGGTTATAAAAAATGAACCGGCTATCGTGTCGACACGCCCCGTTGTGGTCGTGGGTGGGCATACGGGTCCGGCCGGCGGTCCGACTGGCGGCACCGGTCCTACGGGTCCTACCGGAGCGGCGGCTACCGGGCCTACCGGACTTGGCGCGTTCACTGGACCGACGGGTCCGTTCGGGCCGACCGGGTTGGCAATCACGGGCCCAACTGGATCGATCGGCGTTACGGGCCCGGTGGGCATCGGGACGCTTGGGCCTACGGGCGCTACGGGCGCCAGCGGGCTCGGGCCGACGGGCTACACGGGTCCTGCGGGCATCCCTGGCGTGGCGTCCGCGACTGGTGCGTCGGGTGACACGGGGCCCACGGGGCGTGTGGGTCAGACCGGCCCGACCGGGACGCCGGGATCTGCAGTCAACACGGGCGCGACCGGGCCGTCAGGTGCGGCTGGTACGGCAGGCTCTGCTGGTTCATCAGGTCCGACAGGTTCGGTGGGAGCGCAAGGGCCAGTGGGCCCGGCGGGGCCGCAGGGTATTGCGGGAATAGCGGGATCGGCTGGATCGGTTGGTCCTACAGGCCCTACGGGAGCTGGCGGTGGTGGATCGGGCACTGGCGGTGCAGGCTCGACGGGACCGACTGGACCCACCGGAATAGGGTCGACTGGGCCGACTGGTGCATCAGGGTTGGCGGGTGGAATAGGATCGACGGGGCCGACGGGATCGACTGGTGTTGGGACTACGGGGCCAACGGGTGCGATCGGACCTACGGGCGGCGGGTCGGGTACGGGTGGCGCGGGTTCGACGGGTCCGACGGGCGCTGGAGCCACAGGATCGACCGGACCTACGGGTTCGACCGGCGCAGTGGGAAGCGCCGGTGGTGCCGGATCGGTGGGTGCGACGGGACCGACGGGCTCAACTGGTGCTGCTGGATCGGCCGGCGGTGCTGGAGTGGCTGGATCGACGGGGCCAACCGGAGCTGGAGCGACGGGTCCGACTGGATCGACCGGTTCGCCGGGAGCAGCGACAAACACTGGAGCGACCGGTCCTGCTGGTGCTGGCGGCACTGGACCGACAGGACCGACGGGACCGATGGTGACGGTTATCTATGCCGGGAGTTTCTTCTAGTGGCCTTCTATGACACGAGTTGGTACACGAATTTTGGTAACGGCTCGACGACCGGTTATTATGCCGTGACCGTGCGTCCGCAAAATACGGCTGTGGCCGCAGGAGTTATTCGTCGGCAGTTCACCGCACCGGCGGTTGGTTCAGAGCGTTGTTTCATTTGCATTGTTGCTGGAACGACGGCGAACACGACCGATGCTACTTGGGTATTAACCCGTGGCGCTCGGACAACTGACGGCACCGCGACATGGCAGGAATGTACTGGTGCTTCTGCAGTTAATGGTGATGTGACTAATACGCCGACGTGGGCGCAGGCCAAGGCGATCGGCACGCCGACGCTAGGCGCGATCATCAAGCGTAACAATGGTGCGAGTTATTGGATTGCCAGCACTGCAGGCACGTTGGGGGCAAGCGAGCCCTCGTGGCCGAACGATACTGCGGGGACGACCCAGGCTGACGGAACGACGACGTGGACCTGTCTGGGCGTGATCGGCAATTTCACCGGCGGTCAGGCCCCGCACGCGCGGCTGGGCAATGCTGGCGCGACGACCTGGTTCGCGTTGGGCAACACGATCTATGTCGGCGACAATCATGCGGAGTCGCAGACAACGGCGATTACGATAAATCCTACGGGATCAGCTGCTACTATCAGCAGGGTACTTTGCCATAACCATTCCGGCAGTTATCCACCAGCATCCACCGATCTGACCACCGGAGCGACGATCTCGACGACCGCTGCGTCTGTGAACTTAACTTATAGCGGGATAGGGGGATTTTATTTTTACGGATTGTCTCTGAGAGCAGGGGTTGGTGTAAGCACGGCTGTGAACAGCATGCTTCTGACACCGAGCAGTGGTAGTTTCGTTATTTTTGATAATTGTTCGTTTTGGCTTTCCAATTCAACGGCCAACAATGTCTCGCAGATGCAGATCGGCGCTTCCGGGGCCGCTGCCACTACGATGATTTTCAATAATTGCACGGTGCGTTTTGCGGTTGTCACACAATTCATTTCGACCGGGAACGGCGTATTCGTTTGGCAGAATACCGGGGCCATACTTGCTTCCGGTTCGTCAGTGCCCAACAACTTGTTCAGTTTTGCTGGCGCATCGGCAGGCACGGCTTGTCAGGTTATCCTGGAAGCTCTTGATCTAAGTCAATTAACAGGTGGTTTGTATTCAACAACTACCGCGTTAACGAGCTTATTAGTCAAGGATTGTGTGTTTAACGTGTCTATGACTTCAGCAACGCCAAGTCTTGCTGGCGCGGCTGTCCAGTATGTACGTTCTGATGATCTGGCTACTGCGTACCAATCCAATCGCTTCACTGTTGACGGCACCGAGACGACCGAGACCTCGATCGTCCGGGTCGGTGGATCAGTTGACCCGACCGGTCAGGCGCAGTCCCGCAAGATCGTCACCACTGCCAACTCGCAATGGCTGCGGCCATTCCGGGCCGAGCCCTATGCGATCTGGAACTCGACCACGGGAGCGAACGTCACGGTGACGGTGTGCGGCACGGTGAACGCAGGCGCACTGCCAAACAACGACGACATCTGGCTGGAGGTCGAGTATCTCGGATCGTCGGCAAGTCCGTTGGGCACCATGATCACCACGACCAAGGCTAATCTTCTGGCGGCGAATGCGGCGGTGGCGTCGGATGGTTCGACGTGGAACAATACTTTATACAATACGTTCGACGGCGTTCCTTCTGCCGGGGTTGTCGTGTCAAACGGCAATTTGACGGTTACACACGGCACGAACAACACTGGCGTTGGAGTTAACAGCACGGCGTTTCTTGTTGCTGGAAAATGGTATTTCGAGGTGACATTGCAGGGCGTCGTCAACGGTGGAGATGCGTTGGGGATTATGCTGTCTACAGGTACATTTAACAACGTAGTTAGCGGGACCAACAGCACTGTCGTTCTTCTTGGCGGAACTTCGAATGTCTGGAGTAACAATGCCAATACAAGTATGAATCTTGGATCACCGAGTGTCGGTGATGTTTTCGGGGTAGCAATCGACCTTAATGCCAAGCTGGCCTGGTTCCGCAGGAATAATGGCAACTGGAATGCCAGCGGAACTGCCAATCCAGCCACCGGAACTGGTGGTGCAACGATAGCCGGTGGAGCTTTTGCGCCTGTCGTGGCATTTATTTCAGGCGCTACCACCGACGCCATGACGGCTAATTTTGGTCAGTCTGCCTACTCGGGAACGCCACCTTCGGGGTTTGCCAACTGGAACGGCTGGTCGCCCTTCAAGCTGACCGTCACGCTGTCCGCGCCGCAGCCCGGCATGGCGGGCTACCTGCACGCGCGCGTGCGCGCGGCCAAGCCGTCGAGCACATTCTACATCGACCCGCAGATCACCTTGACGCCTGCGGGCGGTGGATCGACCAATGTCGGTACTGCTTACACATCTTCCCGGTATGCCTATGAAGGCACCGAGACGACCGAGACGAGCATCACGCGCGTCGGCGGGGCGAGTGATCCTACGGGACAGGCGCAGTCGCGCAAGATCGTGACTACGGCGAACTCGCAATGGCTGCGCCCATTCAAGGCCGAACCTTATGCCATTTGGAACCCGACGACCGGTGCCAACGTCACGGTGACGGTATACGGCACCATCAACGCCGGCGCGCTGCCGAACAACGACGACATCTGGTTGGAGGTGGAGTATCTCGGATCGAGTTCGAGCCCATTGGGAACGCTGGTCACGACGACCAAGGCCAATGTGTTGGCGGCGAATGCGGCGGTAGCGTTGGATAGCTCGACGTGGAACAATACACCTAACACGTTCGATCCTGTAACGGCCGTCAACACGACGTTGTCGAACGGAAATCTGACGGCGACGCACAATACCGCTACGGGTGCTTCTGGGGCGCGGGTTTCAGGTGGGACTGCAAGCGGCAAGTATTATTTCGAGATCACGCAGACTACGCTTGGACATGGTAACCTTGACGGCTGGGGATTGATGTCTCCGACCGGCGTTTTCACTGATCTTTCCACAGGGGTAAACGGAATTACAGTTACCAAGGCTGGGCAATGCAATATAAACAACATTGTTGTGCTCCCGTCCAATACTTTAGGTGCGGTTTTAGCCGGGGATGTAATTGGTTTTGCCCTCGACTTTGGAGCATTGCTGTGTTGGGTGCGTAGAAATAATGGCAATTGGAACGGCAGTGGGACGGCAAATCCGGCGACCGCTGTTGGTGGTTTAAGTTTCCCTTCCGGGTGGACCCTTACTCCAGGTGTGGCATTTTCAGGTTCCGGCTCGGCTATTGGAGACTCTGATACCATTAACCTCGGTGCCACCTCTTACGCCAACGCAGCGCCGTCCGGCTTTGGTAATTGGATCGCTTGGACTCCCTTCAAGCTGACCGCCACGCTGTCCGCGCCGCAGCCCGGCATGGCCGGCTACCTGCACGCGCGGGTGCGGGCCGCGAAGCCTTCCAGTACCTACTACATCGATCCACAGATCACACTGAGTTAGCATCATGAGCAATACCGTCAGCGTTCCCGCTCCCATAATGGCCAAGCCGGTTGTTGTAATCGGGGGTCATACCGGTCCATCCGGTGGGCCGACTGGTCCTACTGGTGTTGCTGGTCCTGGAGTGACGGGCTCGACGGGTCCGCAGGGGCTCACGGGTCATACCGGACCGACCGGGAGCACGGGTTCTCCTGGTGCCGGCGCGTTCACTGGCCCGACGGGCATGACTGGGCCGCCAGGGGTCGGATCGCCGTCGACTGTGGTTGGACCGACGGGTCCACAAGGCCCGGTTGGAGCGACTGGTTCCGGTGCTGGTGGATCGCCCAACAAGCTTTCGACCTTCTTCAATTCTCCGGTCGGAAATGTATCGACGACCGAAAAGGCGATGGGGTTCGGTTCCTCTTGCAATATCGTTCCGAATTCGTCGGGAGCGATATTTGTTTTGTTTACCGGCATGGTAGCGAACGCGACTGCGGCTGGGGATGGTGTCACGATCACGGGTCGCTATGGAACCGGAACGGCTCCTGTAAATGGCGCGACTTCGGGGCTGGGCACGCAAATGGGAGCGCCGCAGAATTTTGTCGCTTCGACGACGGCAGGTCGGCAAGGATTTAGTGCGCATGCCATTCTGGGCGGTCTTACGCTCGGAACGGCGTGGTGGTTTGATCTTTCGATTGTTGCTGTGATTGCTGGTGGCGCGACCATCTATGATGTGAACTGCTCGATATTTGAGCTTTGAGATGAACAACCCCGCCCCCGCAGCTCCGATCGCGACTCGCCCGGTTGTGGTGGTGTCGGGGCCTGCTGGCCCGTCCGGTCCTGCGGGTGGTCCTGGCCCGACCGGCCCTGCTGGCGGCCCTACGGGCTCCGCAGGAGCTACGGGGGCACAAGGCGCTCTCGGCGACGTAGGCCCGATCGGTCCGACGGGCGCTCCCGGTACGGCATCAGCGACCGGGGCTACGGGCCCGGCTGGTATCGGACAGACCGGTCCGACGGGCGCTCCCGGTCAGGCGGCTCTTCAGGGTGCAACCGGACCGGCGGGAGCGCAGGGTCCAGTAGGATTCGTGGGAGCCAATGGGCCACCTGGTCCCACCGGGGCGAGCTTTACTGGCCCCACTGGTGCGTCGGGACTGGCCGGGGCGCAGGGTGTGGTGGGGCCGGCAGGACCGCAAGGCATTGCGGGAATAGCGGGACCGCAGGGCATCGTGGGCTCGACGGGACCGACCGGACTGACGGGTGCGTTGGGATCGACAGGGGCCACCGGGCCGACGGGCCTCGGAGCGACAGGACCGGCGGGATTTGCGTCGACAACCGGCGCCACGGGGCCCACGGGTCCTGGCGTCGGAGCCACCGGTCCCCGCGGGGTCGATGGCTACAACGGCGTCGATGGGCCGACCGGCTACACCGGACCAATCGGCAGGACAGGCCCGACGGGTTCTCTCGGTTTGACGGGTCCGACCGGCAACACCGGTCCATTCGGTGTCGGTCCTACGGGCATCGGCGTCACGGGCCCGATCGGCAACACCGGCCCTACTGGCTCACTCGGTCAGCCTGGCCCGACCGGAATGACCGGTCCTCCCGGTATGACGGGATCGACTGGCATCACGGGCCCCACGGGCTCGCAGCCTGCCGTGAAAGATGCGTTTCGAGCCAAGATGGCGACGAACCAGACCGGTATCGCGGACAGCACCAACACCAAGATGAAGTTCACCAGCAAGGTGTTCGACGTCAATAACAAGTATGACGCCACCAATTTCCGTTGGACGCCGGCTGCCGGTATCGTGCATCTCGGGGCCGGGCTGTATTTTTCAGCGGGAGTGCGGAACAACGTATTTCCGCAGGTCATGATATTCAAGAACGGCGCCTGCATCGTGCAAAATGGCGCGCAGTCAACGTCGAATTCGGCGTATACTCAGGTGGATACGATCGATCAAGCCAACGGTACCGACTACTACGAGTGCTACTGCTTCTCACCTTCCGCCACCACGACGACGGTGGCTGCGGTTAATTTCGTCACGACGTTCTATGGAGCGTTGCTGTGAGCGAGGATACGATCGTCGTGCCGAAGCAGGACAGGATAGTGCTGGTGTACGACGAAGAACGTGTGATCGATGTTCCAGGAGAGCGCAGGATCATGGAGGCATACGGCGATGATTTTGGGAAGTAGGACACATACAGCAGGCGACGTCATTCGTTGGGTAGTCAATTATGACTATTGGTTGGCTAATTCCGCTACGATCGAACAGATCGACATAACATCGAATTCGGTTACCTGCACGGTCGGCAACATATCGATTTTGGGGCGTGAGATCGTGTTCTTCCTGTCCGGCGGCATCGTCAACGAGCAGGTGATGTTGTCGTTGGTGATGACGGACAATCTCGGCAATATCAAAAACGACACGCTTTCTTTCGTTGTGGTGGCACCATAGGAGGACAACATGGCTGTTATCGTGTTCAACCAGTACAATGCAGGCGGTGTTTTCAAGCAAATATCGGATGCTGATGCTCAGGGTCCGGGTACTACGTACAATCAGTATGCCAATGGCGGTGCGTGGGAGCAGCTGCGCGTCGTCTGCGGCTCTCCGACACTCGATCAACGTGCGGCTGGCGGGGTTCACGCCGCACTCGCTACTGGAGCTGCATAAATGGCCCAGCAAAAAACCGACTCGATCATCAAGGCGGAAGAACGGGTCGCCAAAATTCGCGACGAATCCGCGCGCATCGCGCTTGAGCGCGCCGAAGCCGAAGCAAGGCAAAAGGCCCATCGCGCCTCGCAGGAGGTGGAGGCTCGCCGGATCGAGGAGGACGATCTCAAGCAGGCGAGCTCGAACGTGAACCTCGAGCCTGCAACGCGCGAGCAGTTGCTCGAGCGTATCCGGCAAATGCGCGAGGAGAAGCCGGTCGAGATCACGCCGGTACCGCATCGCACGCCGCGGCAGCAGGCTGAATACGAGGCCGAGGTCGCGATGGGGCGAGCCATGGTGGCAAAGGCCGAGGCTGAAATCGAGCGCAACCGCGAAGTCCAGCGGAAAATCAAGCTAGAGCAAGAGGCGCGGGAAGGAACGATGACACCGGTCTACCACCCAAATCCGACGCAGGAAGAAGCGTTCCCAGTCAGTGGCGCAACATTTGGCAAGCCACGAACATGACAGCCCTGAAGTTAGACCGTTTTGGCGGGATGCTTCCCTCGTGGGATTCAAGATTACTTCCGGATGGTCAGTCGGACTACTCTCTTAACTGCTATTTATTTTCCGGCGCTTTGGTTGGCTGGAGGCAGCCCAAGCTGCTTCATACGCTAAAGAACAGTGCTGCAAAATACGCCTATCGAATTCCGAGCACGACTTCCAACAACGTCTCGATCACGGCTCCTGACTCATTCTGGATGGAGTTCTTGGACCGGGACACCGACGTCATTCGAAGTCCAGTGGTGGACGACAGCTTTCATCGGTACTACTGGGCGAGCCCTTCGGAGCAACCAAAGTACAACACCCATGATCGTATCCTGAATGGGGATCCTCCCTGGCTGCTGGGCGTGCCGGCATCGAGCTGCGCGCCGGGCGTGACTGTTTCCGGCGGCGGCGACACCAGCCAGGTCGGCAACGTGACTGTGTTACCTACTGCTGCAGGGAGCACCGACTATCGTCCGGGCAACGATATTTTCCTGACCCCGATCGTCCCCAGCGGAACTATGCTGGTTCAGTCCGTCAGCTTCATGCCTGCGTCGACCGACGGCGCATTGAATTTCCAAGCCGTGGTCTATTCCGATCTCAATGGCGTGCCTAATCAGCTATTGGGTGCTGGCGATCAGATCACCGGTATTTCAGCCGGTGTTGCGGCGACAGGGTCTTTTACCAACGGCGTCTCTGTTATCAGCAATACGGTCTATTGGGTCGGTATAGCGCACGATAATCCGTTTTACCTGAACATTGCCGACGATCGCGTCACCAACGGCGCGGCGGCGAGCCACACCTATTCGAACGGGCCGCCAGATCCCGTGACTGCTACCGGCGGGTATCCGGTCTGGCAGATGTGGGGCGATCTGCTCGGTGCTTCGGTATTCACGGCACGGGCCTACGTCTACACATGGGTTACCGCATATGGAGAGGAAGGCCCGCCGTCGCTGCCGTCGGTGGTGAACGGCTGGTCGAATGCGACCTGGACCGTGAGTTTGTTTACGCCCGTGCCCAGCGACATGGGCGTGGACCGCAACATCACGACCACCAGGATATATCGCTCGATCAGCAATGTGTCCGGCCAGGGCACGTATTTTTTGGTTGCCGAGCTTCCGGTCACCCAGATGACCTTCGAGGATACGATCGACGACGCTACGGTGGCCCTCAACACGCAGCTGCAGTCGTTGTACTGGTTCCCGCCGCCAACAGACCTGCAGGGGATCGTGCCGTTTCCAAACGGGGTTTCGGTCGGGTGGAACTCGAACGAGGTCTGGTTCAGCGAGCCGTACCGCCCGCACGCCTGGCCACCGAATTACGTGTTGACCACGGAATTCCCGATCGTCGGCATCGGGGTGTGCGGACAAGCAATCGTCGTCTGCACGCAGGATGCACCGTACGTGATATCCGGTGTCAATCCAGCGGCAATGTCGATGATCAAGATCAACCTGCCGGAACCTTGCTTGCACCGGGCATCGATTGTCAGCACGGCCACTACCGTTCTGTACGTGTCTCAGAATGGTCTGATCCAGGTCGACCAGTCGGGAGCGGCCAACAACGTCACCGAAGGGTGGGTAACCCGTGAGCGCTGGCAGGCGTTGATCCCGTCGAAATATGTCCGGGCTGTCAAGCATGCGACGAGCTATTTTGCGTTTGGATCGGTGTCGGGCAGCGACAACTCGGTTGCGCGGCAGGGATTCACGGTCGAGCTGTCGACCCAGGACCAGACAGGTTTCACAGTGTGGCCGGTCCCAGGTGGTCACAGGATAGGGTTTGGTACACTCAGCAGTCCGAACGGTTTTGATGTCGATAATTTATTGCTCGATCCGTGGACTGGTGTAGCGCTGTTGGTACAAAATGGCGGGGTATACTACTGGGATTTTACTGATACCGCGCCTACGATCGTGCCTTATAAGTGGCGTTCGAAAACGTACCAACAGCTAAGCGCGAAGAGTTTTTCCGCGATGAAGGCTTGGTTTACCGTGCCGCCTGGTACTGCGCCGCAAGTTGATCGTAACATAGACGAACCGCAACCGATGTTAGGCCCGCAGCAGTATGGGGTTATTAGAATTTTTGCTGACGATCAGCTCTATACAACGCGTGAGTTGCGGAGAAGTGGAGAACTTCTTCGTATCTACTCTGGCAAAAAAGCTGAAGCGTGGGTCATCGAAGTGGAGGCACGGGTCGCTATCAGCAACATACAGTTCGCGACTTCCGCAAAGGAACTCGGGTTGATCTAGGACGCCTATTCGCAGCTTGCTCCTTAGGGGTGGACCACTTGATGTTCCCCGGTTCATAGTTGCCGTCATTATCGACGCGGTCAAGAGAGTGTCCAGGCGGACGATCTCCGATTTCAGCAACGACATCGGCAATGAATTTAACGGCATCGAGCCATTGTGGGGCTTTGATTCCACGGCCGCCATAGTTTTTATATCTTTTATTGCTCGGGTTGTAGCATCGTTGAATCATAGTTTTCCAGATGCCATAGAGCGGGTGCCACTTTCCGTCTCTAGCGTAGCCGTGGCGATAAAATCTTGATCTGCAACCGCAAGAGCGGACGTGATCGCGCAGAAGATCATGGGGAGTGACGAGCTTTACGTTGCCGCAATCGCATTGGCAAAGCCACAATATGTTCCCGTCAGATCGTTCGGCCGTTGGCCGGATTGCAACCAGATGACTGAAACGCTGGCCTGTGATATTAATCGCTGTGGGCATCGATCCGCTCCATCGGTTCGTGTGTCAAGTGGCGAGGTGGCGCTATCAACGCCATCTCGCTGCGCACTATAGCATAAAGCTACGGAGATAAAACCATGCCTGCAGCCAGAATCATACCTCGCGCACCCATGCGCGGCAATATACGGCCATTGGCCATGAACGGTGGTGTGGCGCCGGTCTGCCCGGTCAGCCGCAGCCAGTCGGTGGCCAACCAGCCCCCGATCCCGCCGTCGGTCATTCCGCTGGCGAACGACCTGCCGTCGGTAATTCGCGCTGTAAACATGATCATTACCATGTTCAATACGGATACGTCGATCCCGAACTGGCAGGAGATCAGTCGAACCGTCACTCCGGTGCGGATATTCAATCCCAATGATCGGAGCCAGTGGGTTGACGTTGAGCGGATCGCGCAACTGACGTTTCAGGATCAGACGACCAACGGCTTGTGGCAGTGGAATTACTGATGCCCGGACCCAAGCCATACATGTACGCGGAAGGCGGCGGCAAGCTGCCGCGCTACAGGGAAGATTTCTTCCAGCGCATCGTCGGGGTGCATTGGCGCGAGCCATTGCCATCGGTTAGCGTAAATATAGAGGTTATTGTTGTGTTCATGGAGACTTCTGGTTGGGACCCTCAACCTGCTTATAAACTCACGCCGGTTGCTAAGCGCGCTCAACTTTTGGACACATGGTTTACACCTACTTGGAGCAAAGACCCCGCTCCTCTCAAGAATACGGCGTTCCTGGTCAATGGTAATGGCGGTGTGTTTTTGACGTCGGTAGCGCCTAAGCTCCCAGCTGACCCGAATACCGGCGCCCCGCAGGACATAAATGGTACGTGGTTGAATGTGTTGGTATTTGCTTTCGAGCACAACAACAATGTCGTAAATAGTTTATCTAGTGTGACAATTGCCACAAAATTGATAGCTCCAGCGCTCTATATCGCAAATCCGTTGAACGCGGATTTGCCTTCCGAAGTAGCGCCTTCGGGGCTGCTTTGGGGTGCTGAAACTGGTGCCATGGCTGCCGGTGTAACTATGCAGTGGAAAATGCGTTACGGCATCCATAGACCTATTACAGCTGCGTCTCTGCTTCCTAATAGTATGGTGCAATGTTATCCTATTAGCAGTTCGCATGCTGGATATAGCGGAGATGAAAAAATTACTTTTGAGGGCTATTTTCTTATTGCATATCGATTGGACGACGCTGGTGTAGGGCATGTTTTCTCCGAGTCTCCGAAGGTTACAGAAATTGGCACACAAAATCTGCCACCTGAGTGGTCATCTGTTATTGCCCGGCCGCCGCGCGGTGAACCTTTTACAGGCATTCCGTTTAGCGATCCGCCGCCTTTGATCTTGCAGGATGTAACGTAAAGTGGGCTCGCCGCCGTTAAGCAAACGGCCTGTACGTGAAGGCGTTTTCAGGAGATGATCACACCCTTGTCTGCTATGCTGGGGTGAATTTGCGTCTCTTAGGAGGTAGTTGTCATGGCTGGGCAAAATTTATTTGCACCCACGAGCGGCACGTATACAACGTCAGGCTCGTCACAGCAAAGCACGCAGCAATCGACCAGCCAGCAGCAGTCGCAGACCTATATCCCCGACTATTCCGAAACGCCGATCCTGGAGAGCATCGCTAAATATGCTCAGGGCATGGCTCCGCAGGTCTACCAGTGGGGCATGCAGCAATACGCCAACAACCAGGGCAACATCGACAGCCTGATGCGCAATGCGCTGACCTATGCCTCGCCGCAGCGGATCGCGGCCGACATGGGGATGGCAGAGTCGGGCGCGGCGCAAGGGGCGGAGAAGGGCCGCCAGAGTGCGCTCAGTGATCTGCAAAGCTACGGCATCGACCCATCGGCTGGGCGCTACGCCGGGCTCGACCAGGCAGCTCGTGTACAGGCGGGGGCCAGCGCGGCCGGTGCCGGCAACCAGCAGCGCATGGCCGACGTCGCGACCGGCAACGCGATGCAGAACCAGGCGATCTCGTCCAGCCTGCAGAACGTCCAGACCGGCTATGGTGCCGCTAATGCGGCCAACCAGTTCGCCGGTACTGGCATGAGCTTAAAGTACTCGCCGCTGGGCACCACGTCCTCTGGCACCTCAGAGTCGAGCGGGTCGAGCAGTGGCGGAAGTCATAGCACGAGCAGCCCAGTCTCACCCCAAACAACAATATGGCAGCAAGGTCCCGTACATGGATTGATGGCTGCAGGGGGTCCCGTCGAAAATGACGCCACATCCGGTGGTTTCGTCTCGCATGATCTCAGTCCGTCCGACGGCGCACAGACTGATGACGTGCCAGCGCAATTGAATGCAGGCGAGTTCGTTGTGCCAAAAGATGTGACAGCCTGGCTCGGGCAACAACACTTCTATAAATTGATGGCACAAGCACGAAAAGCTCGCGCGATGGCCGGTAATGACGGCGCAAAAGTCGGCTATGGAGCAAACTGATGGCCAGGACCAAGCACAAGCCGCGCGTCGGCTATCAGGGTGGCGGCGCTATCCCACCTCCTATCCCGGTTGCTGATCCAGGCGCAGGTGCTGGACCTACGACCGGCACGGTAGGAGGCGCAACGCCTCCGCCTATCCCCATTGCCGATCCTGGCTCTGCCGGTTCCAGCGGCGGCGGCAACTACAACACTTCAGGCCTGATGTTCGCGGCTCCGAGACCTGCGATGCCTCAAGCGCATCGCCGTATGCGCCGTCCAATGCGGCGTGTTGGTTACCAGGACGGCGGCGCTGTGGCTTATGATGAGTCAGTACCGCAACCGATAATGCGACCGAAACCGAGGCCAAAAGCGCCCGACGATACCGTCTATCCTACGACCGGTCCCGACTGGAGCGACACAAGTGTCGACCCTTATCAGGCTGCCATGGCGGTCGGCTACGCGGGCGGTGGAACTGTCGGCGCTCAAGACGGCTCAGTGCAACCCGGTGCCGACATAAACAAGCGTGCCGCCCTACTAGCGGGGTTGCGCAAGCGTTACGACGCCATGATCGCTATGGCGCAGGGTGCGCTGGCGCACCGAGACGAGAACGCAGCCGTCCGTTTTGCCCAGCGGGCGCACGATATGGTGCCGGACGGCAAGAGCCTGATCCTGCATGTGCAGCCCGATGGCAACGTCCTGGCGATCGTCCACGATCCGCGTGGCGGCGAGCAGAGCCGACACGTCATGACGCCGGATCAGTTCCACCATTATTTAATCGGTCCCGCGACCAGCTTCGACCATGTGATCGACAACGGCGTGGGGCACAATCTTGGCATCGCTTCCGGGCGGCCGACGCCGCGCGTGCCGGAGCATCCCGCCGATCCAATCCACAAGGTGCGCCAGGTGCTGCAGCATACCCGCAAGATGTTTGGCGTCGACAGGATCGGCCAGGCGCCGCCGCGCATAGGGTATGCGGCGGGTGGTGAGGTTTACACCGACGAACAAGGACGAACGTCTCCTGCGGATGTACGGGATACTTTGTTCGACGAACAAGGAAATTTAATATTTGCAGGAGATGCTCGGCAATATGCAGCGGGTGGCCCGGTACGCGGTTACGATGATGGCGGTGAGGTCGACGATACGTTGCCGCCGGATCCGCCATGGACCAGCCAGGATGAACGGGACAACCCGCCGCCGCCCGATGTTCCGGCTGACAACTCAATCGACGATTACATGCTCAACGCGCAACGTGGTGCGGCATCGGCGCCAGCGCAGCAACCGGTGCAAGAGCCGGTGTCGGGCGAAACTGACATAGGCACGTTGCTGTCGAGATCTGGCTCCAAGCTCTATAGTGGGATGGATGAGCGTATTCGGGCCGAGCAGGCGGCCAAAGCTGCCGTGCTGCCGAGAGCTTGGGGTTCCGTCAAGCAGGCGCTTGCCGACTACATCAACGGTGCCAACGCGGCACCGCCTGCGCAGGTAGAACAGGCCCTCAACGAGGCAGCCAATAGAGACCCCGCTGGCGATACGCCGAAGCATGTGCAGGATGCGATTGTCAACGAAGCTCCTGCTGGCCCGACACCGATCGATCCGACCGGTTATATGCCTGAGAAGCCGCCAGCTGGCAGCGGGACTTCCGGCATCGCTGCGACTAACCCGCAGAAAGCCGCCGACGCACTTTCGGAGCCGCCAAATTGGATGGAGCATGCAGGATACGCTCCGGTTCAAACCGGGTATGGCGGCCCGCAACAACGGCAGGCGAATGATCCTAATTCGCCGGAAGCTTATGCTGCGCGACATTATGGCAACGATCCGGCGAGGCGCGATGCATTTTTGGCATATGGATTTTGGAGTCGGACCCAGCCTGAATACGATAAGCTTGTAGCAAACGAGGCTGCGCACAAGCTGACGCCAGAGAGTGCCGCTCGACTAGATGAATTGACCAAACAGCGCGACGAGGCAGTAGCGCATTATTCACACAGGTGGGGGACTTTCGATGGTAATACACTAAAGAACGCCCTCACAGCGCCTGGACAACCAATTGCACCGCCAAAATACCTAACTGATACGCCAAAACTAAACGTTAACTTTGGCGGTAGAATTGATCCTAGTTACGTTGCTGGCCAGCGTGTCTACGGTCCGTATGATCCTGATCGGCCTGGTACCCCCACTACCGGCGCTAACGGGCAGCAAGGACAGCAGGGTCAGGGTCGAACAGGGTATGGGGCACCGCTTCCCCGACAACCCAGCAAGGAAGACCTACGGCCTGTTGGCAGAAACATCAACGGCGTGCCGGTCAATCGCAACGGCGAGATCATCAAGCCGGATGGGACGCTCGAATTCACGCCTCCTAATCAGAGTCAAAGGACCGTCATCGATCCGCGCACGGGCGAGCGCCTGGAGATGACCGGCGGCACCGGCATCCCTACGCGACCTCGCGAGGGCACGCCAGGCGGTACCGGCGTGCGCGGCAGCCTCAACCGGCCGTTCGGGTTTTCGGCCAAAGACCAAGCCTACCAGAACCTGTCGGCCTCCGGTGCGCTCGACATCGTGCCGTCGGATAAATACGGCCGATCGCCAGAGCAGCAGGCAGCCGAGGGCTCGCGGCCGTGGACGCAGGACATGTCGCGGCCGATCGGGCGGCCGATGCCGCGCGGCGCGCCGCCGATGTACGTCACCGAGCGCCCGGCGCCCTATTACGACCCGAATACCGGACAGGTCGTGACGCCGCCCCAGCAGGTCATGCCAGGCAGCGGGGCGCCAGTCGGGGTCGCGCCGGGATCGCCGGAAGCCGGAAGGCCTCCGGCTTGGCAGCCGCCGCCCAACATCCCCGGCGCTGTCGGTCAGCAGCCGCCCGCCGACGACCAATCCCCCGCCGCCCGCGCAGCGCGGGCATTCCCGATGGCGTCCCAGACGAGACAACGTGTGCAATACCAGGGCACGCTCGAGCGCCAGGCGCAGGAGGACCAACTCAAACGCGAGTCGTATGCCACTCGGGACACGCCGGAAAGCAGGATGGCGCGTGCGAAGCTAGCGGACGATGGAAAAACTTTCCGCAGCTTGGCGAAGGACCAGCAGACTCAATACCACACCGACATGCAGGGGGTCATAGCGGACAACAATAGGTTCGAGCGTGCGTATGAAGCGGTGCAGCGTAATGTTGGTGGCGCAGCCGCTGAATTATTGAAGGATTACCGCGCAAAAACCATGAACGATCCCAACTACAAGCCCAATGATGACGAACTTGGCGCCATGGTTCATGCTCACGATCTGATATTCGGTAGTCAAGGTGCGGCACCGCCTGCGCAAGTACCCAAGCCGGTAGCGCCGTTACCGCAGGGCGGGGTAGCTCCGGCAACTCCGGCACAGCAGTCGCCGCAGTCGGTGCTACGGGTGCCGCAACCGGCACAAAACCTGGTGCCCGCGCCGCAGCTACGGCAGCCTGCTCCCGCAGCAATTCAAGCTTTGAAGGCTGACCCCCGACGTCGGGCGGAATTCGATAATTACTACGGTCCGGGGGCGTCTGCACGCTATCTAGGCCAGTAGCATGGGCGACGCTTACGACGGTCCTGACTATAACGATAATGCTACGTCGGTACCGTCCGATGGCGATAACTATTTTTCTCAGTTCGAAAACGCTCCTGCCGCGGCCGCTCCTGCGTCCAACGACAACTATTTTGCTCAGTTCGAACAACCACCACAGCAGAAACCCCCGGATAATTATTTTGCTCAATTTGAGCAGCAGACAGGGCAACCCGAGCTGCCGCAAGCCGAGAGCCCGTTCTGGTCCGGCGTGCGCAAGTTCGCGCACGGTATCGGCCCCACGCTCGCGGGCGCGGCGGCGGGCGCTGCCACTATGGGCGGCTATGGCGCGGCCGCGGGGACCCTGGGCCTTCCGGGTCTCGGCACCCTTGGCGGTACTTTGATCGGTGGAGCTGCTGGTCTTGTGACCGGCGGCGTCAGCGGATACCTGGCAAGCGAGGCACAAGAAGCAGCCGCTAAGGCGCTGAATTTCGACGATAGTTTGCAGCAAGCAGCCAATGAGGAGGCCAACCCCGGATCGACGCTGATCGGTGGCGCGCTGACGGCTGCGGTTCCATTCGGCATGGGGCGCGGCGTCGTGACCCTTGGACAGCGGGCGTTCTCCGGCGCCCTCATGGGCGGCGTCGAAACGGGAAGCGAACTGGCCGAAGGGAAGCCTTTCGATCCGGCGGCGATCGCGCTGAACGTGGGAATGGGCGCGGCCTTCACGCAGCCGCGCAAATTCCTCACCCCCTTCGAATCCGCGGGAGCACGGTTGGGCACCAGGCTGACCGAGCAGTTCCATGGCAAGGCTGGACCGGACGCTGCCGGTGGCGTCGCCCAGGAACAGCCATCGCCTAAAGCCGGAACCACGGTCGAGCCTGGCGCTGCCCCGGCCACGCCAGAGGCGGTGGCTCCGGGCGGCGACAGGGGCGGTCCGGAGGACTACGGCAAGGAGGCGCCGGCAGGCGAACCAGCCCCGACCGGGATTTATCGAGACGAGCAAGGAAAATTGCAAGGCAAGCTACGGCTCTACCGGGGGGAAACTCCTGGCGCTGGCGCTGCCATGCCTGGAAGCCCCATGGGCGGCGGCTGGTATACGACCGATCTAGCGAAAGCCCAAAAATACGGTGACGTAAATTACATCGATATTACCCCTGCTGATCTTAATAAATTTGCTCAAGGGCATGGCGGTACTGACGAATATGTTCTTCCAGACAAGCAATGGCAGGATCACTTCCGATCGCAGTCCAAACCACTCGAACAACCAGCTGCGGCCGCCGTCCAGCAGGGGGGGGGCACCGAGGGACTAGTCCCCGACCCAGCGCTGGACGCAGCGATCCGCGCCAAGATGGCGCCCGGGGGTGAAGCTGCAGCCCCGCCGCCGGAACAAGAGCCGGCAGCTCCGGCAACTCCCGCAGCCCCATCGGTTGCCGCCGAGCAGCGGCCGGGCGATGTGCTGCGCGGTCCGGAGCCTGGTGCGCCGCCACCCGAAGGGCCCATCAGCGACGCAGGTGGTGGCGGTGCAGGCGGCAAGCCACCCCCGCCTGGAGGGCCTGGAGGGCCGCCTCCGGGGTCCATAACGCCGCTTCCTCCAACCCAGCCGCAGCGCTTCCAGGCACTGCGCAAGCTGATACGGTCCTACAAGGAGACGTTCCAGCCCGAGACGATCAGCCCGAGGGCGTTCGAGGCCGATCCGCTGTTCGCCAAACGTGCTGTATCAACGCAGGGGGAAGATGACCGGATCATCAATGATGGCCTGAAGCGCGAGGCTCTGTGGAATAAAACACCGGAAGCTGATCGGGTTGGCTTCCTGTCCGATATCGAGAACAAGCGGCAGCCGCAGAACCCCGTGTTTCGGACGCTGGCGCAAACCTACTCCAAGATGCTCGATGCTGCTTACACGCTGGAGAAGCAATACGGCTCCAAGGCCGGCTATATCGAGGACTATTTTCCCCATCTTTGGGAGAGACCTAATACGGGGCAGGCCCCGATCGCCGACTACATGCGGCAAACCATCGGCCCGACCGGGTTCCAGAAAGCCCGCACAATCGATCTGATCGAGCACGGCCTGGCCGCCGGCTACAAGCTCAAGTCTACCAATCCGGAACTACTAGTTCGTGCGCGGCTCATGGCGGGCGCCGACATGCGCAATACCATGGAGCTGCTCGATAGCTTGAAGAAAACCGGGATGGCTGACCGGACTGAAGGCGCTGATCCGCAGGCAATGAAAGCGTTGTCGCGCATGGGCTGGCAGATCATCAACGCTCCGGACCGCAAGCAATGGGCGATTGCACCCGATGTCCTTCCGTTGTGGAACAACACCGTTGCGGCGAGGGGGCTATGGGCCGATCAGGGTCTTGCAGGCGATGCATTCAGGGGCTGGATGGGGTTCAAGGCCGCTTGGGTACCAGTAAAGCTTGCGCTCAGCCTCTTTCACCCCTTGCACGTCGCCCACATCAATTTCTCCAGTAGCGTCGCGCGGGCGACCGACCAAGCGCTAACTGGCGATCTCGCTGGTGCACTCAAGAGCTTCGGCCAGGCCGTTTCGCTTCGACAACCCATCGGCGAGATGGGACGGGCCCAGTGGCTTTTGGGCGATGGCGCCCGGACGCCGGAGGGCAGGATCGCCGTCCGGGATATGGAAGACGGCGGCTTCGCGCCGATGCTGTCGAAAGAGTTGAGCACTGATGCCGGACGGAAACTTACCCAGGCATGGCAAGACATGAGCCCGCTCAAGGTCGGCTATGAGGGCCTTCGTTTTGCAATCCATCAGATCCAGAAGCCTCTTTTTGAGCAGTGGATTCCACACCTCAAAACTGCGGCCTACCTCAACGACGTGGCGGCGTTCGCGGAACGGCGGCCTGATCTCTATAACGATCCGGCGAAGCGTGGAATCGCGCTGCGGGCGATCGCTAAGAGCGTCGACAACCGGTTCGGCGAGATGTTCTACGGCGGCCTATTTTGGAACCGCTATGTCAAGGATGCCAGCATCGGCTCCTTCCTGTCGCTGGGCTGGAACCTAGGCTTTGCCCGCGAGTTCGGGGGGGCCGCCGTTGAGGCCGCCACCCGCCCGCTGGGCCGGATAGTTCCAGGCATGGCCCCGAATGCGGCCCGGCAGATCGCCCGTGATGCAACCAATAAGATCAAGTTTGCCAGCATCTACATGGGCACCGCCGCACTCATCGGCGGGGTGATGACCAAGATGCTGTCCGGCGAGGATCCAAAGGACTTGTCCGACTGCATTTTCCCGCGGGTCGGCGGGGTCAATCCTGATGGCTCACCGCGGCGCCTCTCGACCATGTTCTACCTGCGCGAAATTCCGATGCTGCAGAAGCACATTGAGGAACAAGGCGGCGGCATCGGCGGTACGCTTGGAGGTGCAGGCGCCATGCTATGGAACAAGACGCTGTTCCAGCCGCTGAAGGAACTCTGGGAGAACCGGGACTATTTCGGCCGTGAAATCTGGGACACCAATGCGCCGGGCTACCAGCAGATCGAGCAGGCGATGAAGCACATCGCGACCGGGCAGCTATCGCCCATGTCGGTGTCTGGCGCTCAGCGCGCCCAGGAAACCGGTGGCCAGCCGATCGAGACACCCTTGGCCTATCTTGGCTTCGGTCCGGCGCCGGCTTACGCCAACCGGTCGGCAATTCAGAACCGGATCGGTTATCTCTACCAGCGCTTCGTCGCTCCGGAAACACGGCCGTATCAGGACGAGGATGTCACCCAGGCCCAGCAGGCGGCGCGCAGCCAGATATTGCTGGCCAAGCAGCACGGTAATTCGGATGAGCTGAACGCCGCCTACGCGGCAGCGCAAAAGGCGGGCATTACGGGCAAGAGCATGGTGGCAACCGGGAAGCTGGCTGGCGATCAATTTATGTTCTCGAAATTGCCGCAACAGGAACAAACCGCCGTACTGGATGAAGCCTCACCAGCCGAGCGAGTGCGCTATCTCCCCCATGCGCTGAAAGCGACTAAGGTCGCTTGGAATGCGGCGCATCAGCCGCAGGCAGCTGCAGCACTCCAGCCTCCGCCCTAGCTTAGGGGAAGCCGGTCATGGTCCAAATAACGGCGTTCAGCGTTTTTACGAACCATCACCGCTTGCTCCAAGTCAATATAATCGCCAAGAAGAATAGTGCGTCCATCAACCGTAATACGAGCATGCCACCTCCCGTCCGGCCGTTGCGATACACCTCGGCAACCGCTGCGATTGTCTTTTCGCAGCCTGTCATTCAAATTTTGTTTGTTCTTCGCATCGGGGACCGCAAACAGGTTTGCCCAGCTATTATTCGACGGATTACTGTCGCGGTGCTCGATCTGCAGATAACGCGGCGGCCAAGCACCGGTCATGAAAAACCACGCCAACCGATGCGCTGGATAGAGTTTATTGGCATAGCCAATCTGGATGTACCCACCCCTTCTCGACGTTCCAGCAATATCGCCAGGATATCTGCTGCGGCTCCCTCTACCGACACGAATTCTCCAATAGAACTGACCGGTGATTTGATCATAATGCAGGGCGCGCTTAAGCGGGTCGGACATCGGTGCTCTCCTGTCCGTCGATTGTATCAGTATGCCCAACCCGAGCAACGTGATCGCTGGAAAGCGAAAAAGGAGAGCAGTCGTGCCGCTTGACAAGTCCGGATCGAAAGCGTCGATCGGCAAGAACATCAAAACCGAGTTGGCCGCAAACAAGCCGCGCAAGCAAGCAATCGCGATCGCACTCGATACAGCTCGGCGTGCCGGTGCCAAGCTTCCGCCCAAACCGAAGAAAGGATGATGACCATGGCCATGGACCCAGCAGCCCGCAAGGCAATGTTCGCGAATATCGCTAGCAACAAGCTCCCCGGCACCGGACCGGCGCTTCCGCGGCCGCCTCGAGCGCCTCGGCTGAGCAAGGGCACCGGGCCGATGCCCGCCAGCTATGCCGCGGGGGGGCCGGTGATCCAAACGCAGGCGAGCCGATTCATGAAAACTGCAGACCAATTCCGCGAGAACATCGAGCGCCAAAGCTATGCTAAGTCTGGCAAAACGGGCGAGATGTCGAACACCACCAAGGATAAGTCATTGCCCGCGATTAAACCGCGCGCCTGATTTACCCAGGAGTTCCGAGTGCCGACGGGCGATGAATGGTTCCTGTCCCGAATCACATAGCTCGGGAAAGCCAAGGACGGTCAAACTCTCTCGTTGGTTGACATCAGACCGATCTGCGGAGTGTGGCACTCAGAAGCTTCTTGCGGGACCATTCATTGCGCACACACCCAAAGCCGAGCATAAATGGCCCATGACCAGATCGCATAAAAAGACCCCGATCGCCGGCTTCACCACCGAGCGCAGCGAAAAGGCTTTCAAGCAGGTGGAAAACCGGCGACAGCGTGCCGCTGTGCGTGCAGGGCAGGAATTCATTCCCGAGTCATACGGACCCAAGGATGGACGGCAATGGCTCGGCAAGGACTATCCAAAAGCCTTGCGCAAATAAATCGTCGCGGCGTTTCACGTGAAACTCAACAATCCTCTCCTTGCGCCATGTGGCGGCTTATTGCCTTCTGGTCGTGATATTCCAAATTCTGTGGTTCAACCCATCGGATCAGCCGAACTTCGACCTCGACAACACCGCACCCGCCAGCAAGGCAGGTCTTGGCCTTGCGGAGGGAATCTTCGCTCGGGAAAAGAGCTGTTCCGTCCGCGTCGGCCTCGAGTTGGTGCTGCCAATCGATGCCGTCCATGAAGCATCGAACCGTTCCGTCCGCCATCTTCCGCCTCCTGCGGCTCTAGGCGCCGCGTTGCCTGTTCAATCGCTACTGACATTCAATGATTCCAATGGCCCCGCGCTTTTGGGCGCTGAGCGGAAACACCCCTTAACCAATTGAAATCGCTAGATCCTGGTAGTGTATGCTAGTCATCGATGTTCGCGTTGCGTTTACGGTGATTTACGGCGCATCCGTTCCCGCCTTGTTCCGGCTTGCGGCACGGCCCTTCATGACCCTGGCAATCGCCTTGGTGTCGTCCCGCGAGTAGGCTTGGGTCTGGCTGACGTTGCTGTGGGTCGCGGTGCGGCGAACGTCATCCATGGCGGCAACGTCCGTCCCTTCCGTGATCGCGCCGGCCCGGCTGTCCATGTTCCAAACGTGGTTTGGAACTCCGGCCGCAGTCGCGACCTTGCGCCACTTCTCGCGGAAGTTCTTGGCTTGCCACGCCACTCCGGTCGCCTCGCAAATGATCAGCGGGCCCTTCTCGGGGAACTTGCCGGCTAGATCCAGTTCCGCCATGACCATCGGGGCCAAGCGCAGATCGACCTCGACCGGCTTCTGCCGTTTGCTGGTCATGTGGCGCAGGATCAAATTGGCGTCGATCTCTTCGCCCCGGAGACCCCGAAGCCACTTCCATTGACCGTCATGGACATCCGACAGTTCCGGCTCGCCCATCGGGACCCATTCCCCGATCACATCCTTTTGCCGCAGGGTGCACTCGAACTGGAACGCCTGGGCGAGCGCGATCGAGTGGCGGCCGAGCTCGTGGGCCTTGGCGATGATGGCGAGTGCCTGGGTCGCCGTGATGTATTCCTTCCGGGGCTTGCCCATCTTGAAGCGCAGCAGCCCGGCATCCTCGCGCAACCGCCGACATTCGGGATCTCCTCGCTTTCCGACCAAGGTGGAGCCGAACGCGAAGAGTGTGCGGAGCTGCCCGACCTTGCCATGGGCCGACGGGGTCCGGCCGTCCGAGGTCCACGCCCGCCACCAATCCTTGATCATGCGGGCGTCGATGTCCGAAAGCAGCGTGTCGCCGTAATCCCTGGCGATCAGCTTGCACCGGCTGTCGTCGTTCATCCGGCTCGCGTAGCGAAGCTCCTGATACGAGGAATCCTTGTCGGTCTGGTAGAGCCGGATCAGGCTGCCCAGCGTGCCGTCGAAGGCGTCTGCGATCACCGGGATGCCGCCGCGGCCCCAGACCAGCATTTCGGTCTGGAGGCGGGTGCATTGGTCGGAGATCAGGGCGCAGTCCGTCTCGGAGGGCCATTCCCCGACCCAGACGCGGGCGCGCTGGGGCAGGAAGCCCCGCTTGATCAGATCGGTGCGGGCGTGCCATTCGGCCACCCACCCGGATTTGCGGGGCGCCCAAACGAGGCCGGGAGCGTCTGCGACTTTCGGTCTATCGCTCATCGGAAGCTCCGGTATCGGCGAGAAGCCGTTCGACGGTGGCGAGGCGGGTCTCGATCTGATCCTGTCTGGTTTGCACGCGGTCGATGTCGTCGTGCATGGCCGCGACCTCTCCACCCGTGATGTTGACGCGCGCCATGTCGTTGATGGCGGCCTTCACCATTCGCAGGTCGCGACGCAAGTCGTGGGTTGACTCAGCTATCAGCGGAATACCGCTGACTTTTATCTCGATTATCTTAAGTTGCTCGCGGACGGGCGCGAACTCGGCCTGCAACCCGTCTATGGCCCGCAGGATGGTGCGAAAATCGTCATCGCTCATGGGATGCCTCGATGTCCTTTGGCGTGATCAGTCATGGGAAAGCTTCCGATAATAGGGGGTCACCGAGAACCCAGCGCCGCGAAGAATGGCCGGACCGGGGCGACGCCTACCGAGCAGAAAGTCAGAGAGGTAGGCGGCCGATATCCCGGCCTTTTCAGCCCACTCCTTTTGGGAGCTATGGCCGATCTGCTTCTTTACGACCGCAACAATTTCTTCATCGGTTATATAAATTGCCATGCTGCCGAATGTAATCAGCGCATACGCTTACGTCAAGCCGATTTGCGCTCGTGGGGGATAAGTCCGCTCGTCTTGTCGAACCAAGCCACGCACGCCGGCCAATATCGCCGGTCCCCAAATAGCTTTTGCTTCTGGGGAAAACCGCTGGCCCGGTTCGCGTCGAGCGCCCGGATGGCCTCCCGCGCAATCTTCTCAGGCACGCCCATGCGCCGGATCAGCTCCGCGTCCGTGACGTACAGGGTATCGCGCTCGCCGGTCTCGTCCGTCATCCGGTTAGCTCATTCCGTAAGTGCGCCCCGCTCTCGCTCGATCTCTTCCCGGACGACCTGGAACATGGTTTCGTAATGTCCATGTTTCCCTATCTGCATCAATTCGTTGTAGCGAGCCTGAATGCGGGCATTGCGCTCATTCATCTCCCGCCACCGCGCTAGTTCGTCCATCTTCATCCCCTCTGGTGCGCATTATTCCCGAATGCGCCGTGCTCCGGTGCGCTCACCTGCTGTCTGCGCCCCTGCGGCCGTCGTATGGTGAAGTGGAGTTGAGCTTGCGAATCTCCTTGCCGTAGTTCATGTCGGCCATGATCCGGTCAGCATTTGCGAAGTCGTCCAGGATAGCGTCGGTCGACTCCAACTCCCGAGCGGGCTTGGTCGGCTCCTCGCCGCTCTCCTCGATGATGCGGTAGCCCTCCAGGATCTTCTCGGTGGCGGCCTTGTCGTTGGCGGTCTTGGTGTTGATGCGCCGCACCTCGTCGTTGGTCTGGGCCAGGATGATATCGGCCACCGACTTGGCGCGGTCGAGGTTGGCCTGCGCCCTGGTCACATGCTTTTCTGCCGCAGCTACGATGGCCTGCGCCAGATCCTGCCCGCGCTTGAGGATGTCGTCGCTCTCCATCACGCCGTTTACGTGCTCGCTATTCATATGCTTCTTCTCCGTCATAGTTCCACGTTTTGAGTTTCTCCTCCAAGCGCCGCTGCCTTAGCGCGTCGGCGATCTCGATCTGCATCTGGCCGGCCCCGAATGCTTGGGCCAGCATCGCGGCGAGGTCCATGACGTCCAGCTCGTCCCGCAGGCGCTGGATGCGCCGATCCTCCACGGTCGCAGCGATCTCGTCGGGGTTGGGTGGCACCATCTCATTTGCCTCGTTTAGAGCCTCGGACGCGGATGCGTCTGGTGCTGCCGTTCTTGTTACGGATGACCCGCCAATGGGCGACCACCGTGTGGCGGCGTTTCTTGCTGGGCCGGTGTCTCGTCATGGTGGCCCGCCGGGCGGGATGCCGATGGATGGCGGTATCATCCCGGCGGTCCTGTACACTGACGGAGCGGGAAGCAACGTCAGCCTACGCGCTATTACGCAAGACGATTACTCTGACGCTTACGCACAAGCCCGGCGAGGCCGACGAGGCCGATGCCGAACAGGAAGGCCGAGGCCGGCAGCGGGGTCTGCGCCACCGCCGGTGCCGCCTCGATGAAGAACGAGTCGGGCCCGTCGTTTAGTCCAGTCATGATCGCCACGAAGCCAATCGTGTCGCCCAGGTGGACATCGTTGAGGTTGAGCAGGCTCCCGGTGATGCTGTAGTCCGGGATGCCAGTGCCGTTGTGAACCGACGGCACGTTGCCGGGCAAACCGCCAGTGAAGGAGGCCAACACGGTGTGGGTGGTGTAGTCGAGGAAGTAGAAGGCGTTGAGCGTCTGCGCCGTGTTGCTGTCGTTGACGTCGACGCCGATGCTAAAGCCGAGGCTGGTGTCACCGACACCAAGCAGATAGGCTAGAAAAGCACTTCCGATGCCGACTTGGTAGCCGTCACCGACGGTGTTGTTGGTCAGCGTATTCCTGGCTCCATTGCCTTGGTCGGAGAAGGCGGTGGCCGCCGTCAGATTGCCGCCGTTCTGGTAGTCGTTGTAGCCGAAATTGGCCGGCTGCTGCGGCTGGTTGGCACCGCAGATGACGCACGGGGCGTTCTGCGGCTGATTCCCGGCGGGCACTACGTTGCCGAGGCTTAGGCTGCCGGAGTTGGTGGTGTCCCAGGTCTGGCCACCTAGTGTGACGGTGCTGGCCGCAGCCGGCACCGCAAGCGCCGCCAGGATGGCGGACGTAGCTAGTAGTCGCTTCATTTGCTTTCCTCGTTGAAAAAGTGGTT